ATTTAAAACCACAATATCAGTCCCATCATCAAATAACTTGTAGTGCTGAATCTGTATATCGCCAGCTTCTAGTGCTACTTTAGCACCCGCGCCGTCCCATTTTTTCAAATCTCTCGCTCCTTTGGCACTTGTATTTAAAGTTGACGCTCCTGTATTTATAGCATGAAATTTGATTACAAATTCTTGGCCTGCTGTGTAAGCTCCTATGGCTGGACTTGGAGTAGCTGTATAAGTATTCGCGCTTCCTCCTGAAGTTCCTAATGTTGTGTAAGTTCCATCTTGGACTTGTCCTAATGAAATAGAGTCTGTTCTTGCGCTTCCAGCCGTTAATCCTGTGAACTTCTTGGAGTTCATTGGGATATTGGCTGTCACTGTTGTTTGACCATCTTTTGTAATACAAGTGGATAAGCCTGTTGCAAAGCCATCATCCTCTGTGTCCATTCTTGAGGCCTCGATGTTTATTCCGTTGCCTTCGTCTGTTGTCCAGTCGTAGGTTCTTACAAATGTTCCTGATCCGTTATATGCTCCCATGATTATTGTTCTTTTTCTATTGTTATACTATCTAAATAATCCAAAATATCTTCTCTTAACTCTGCGTTTCCTGCGCCTGAGATTGTAGACAAGACCTTTAGATGTTTTGGTATTTCTGCGGCTCTAACTTTTGGTACTTGAGCTAGCCATTTTACGAACTTTGGATTCGTCATCATTCTAGCGGTTATATTAGCTCCACCAACAGCTCCTACTCCTACTGTAGGGCTAGCAATAGTAACTCCACCAAGTCCGGCGTAAGCCCAGTACGGCAAGTTATTACTTGTTTGTCTTGCTTTACCTGCTTCTTTAATGCTTGAAATAGCTTTATTTAAAGTATTAACAGAACCCACCTGATCTTTAGTAAATATATTCGCTCTGGCCTCTGGACTTAATCTGTTCCACTCTGTCAAAAATTTATTAGGACTAAACACTTCACCAAAAGCATCTTGTTGCCCTGGTTGAGCAAGGCCCATTCTTTTAGTTACTGTACCCCTTATGAATTCTTGTTGTTGAGGATTTAAGCGCTTCATGATTGTCCTAACGTTAGTCCCTCCTTGTTTAGTTCCACTAAGAGCCATATTAAATACTTTTTCAGGAGTATTGGCTTTAATAAGAGGATCAAGCGTCTTATCTAAAACATTAGTTTGTCTGATGAAGGCATTGTTGGCCTTATTAAAAGCTTGTAGGGCTTTATCACCTCCTTTAGATACTACTGCTTCTTTCATATCTTCAGATAACGCGCCATAAATCTTTTTAATGGCTGCTCTTTCATCTCCTGGTAATGATGCAGATTGTGTTTTTGCACCTACTGTTGATCTAAATATTTTTAATCTTGGGTAGGAAATATTTCCAGCATCATCAACTATATCACCAAGTCTTTTTAGAACTTTAGCAGTATCTCCAGCTCCTACTGCTGCAACATCTTGGATCTGTGGATCTAATGCTATCTTTTGTAAATTCGTTGTTTGAGCAGTGATGCCCTCTGGTACAAATTTATCTAAATCATCATAAAGCTTTCCAACTCTAGCTTGTGAGGCTGCTTTAATTCCTTTAGCTCCTTCTTGAATTACCTTACCTGTTTGCTGAACAGTTCCGCCTGGACTTTTAGTGATTCCTGCTAACTGTTTAGTTATATCATCAATCTGACCTTGTGTAGCTTTCTCAATAGCTACCTTGCCACCTGGAAAGTTGCCAAGTAAATTCTGGAAATCTGCTGTTCTTCTTCCTTCAGATATATTTGCTAATGTTGGCCTAACTCCTGAATCACTAAAAGCCTTTACCAACTCTTCACTTTTTTTTGTGACTCCTGTACCAAATTGCAAAGCTCTTTTTCCTACTAAGCTTGCAACATCTGACACTTTTTGGGCTGCTGTTTTAATTGCTCCGGGCCCAATGATACCTCCTGCTATTTCTCCAGCCACTTCTAGCTTTTCTTCTGTTGGAGTTCTTGGTTCTGTTAATCCTCCAGTTGCTACATCGAAAGCCTCCCTAACTGCCGGACTTACTGTATTAACCTTTGAAACATCGAAAGGCTCTACATCAAAGCCTAATCCTCTAGCCGTTCCTCTTGCTAAGGCTTCTGGAGCGAATACTGCTTGTTGGGCTATGTCGCCTGCGCTTCCTAATGTTCCAACTGCTACTTGCTTCGCAGCTTGGAGAAATGGCCTTGCCGCTTCTCCAATAGCTGAAGCCTCTTGTGTTGGCTGCTCTTGGAATTGTTGACTAGCAAAAGATTCTATTTCTTGAGGAGTAGTCCCTTCTGCTACTTCAAATTTAGCAATCCTTCCGTCTGGTAATTGTATCTTAGCTACTGGCATTATTCGAATCCTAAAAATTTAATTTTACCTTGAGGGGCTTGTTGACTACCTAGTTTTAATTCTGCTTGTGGTATTTCTTGACCTGTAATCCCAGCTTGTAAAGTTGCGAATTTCTCACCAAGTTTACGCATTTTAAATTGAGTAGTTTCAACATCATCTGTTCTTGATGGAATGAAGCTATTAAAGGTTTTTAATTCTTCATCATTGATAGCGCCACCAGATCTTAAACGTCCAATACTGTCAGCTAGATCCTTACGCAAGAGAGTTATTTTTCTTCCTCTAGGGGTTTTGAATCTTTCTGGAGCAAGATCTGATCTAATAGAGACTGTTCCACCTTCTCCTAATAAGCCGCTTAACTCATTAAGGGCGTTAATACCACCTGTTGCTATAGTTAAAATTTTTGCTGTTTCGGCAGATAGTGGCTTCTTAGCATCTCCTTCTTTTGGTTTAGGAACTCCAACTCTCTTTCCTTCGCTTGAAGTGATAGGGAAAGATTCTCCAGTTTGAGGATCAACTCTAATTAACCCTTGATCTGTTTTTTGAATAGAGAATTTAGGTTTTTCTGGCTTTTCAAACTGCTGCTTAATCTGTCTTGACAATTGCGCCTGAATAGCTGCTTGTCTTGTTTCTGGTGTTGTTTGTCCTGCTAATCCTGAAAATTGAGGAAATTGAGTAGCAAAAGCCGCTTGCTCTTGTTGTTCTAATTCAGCTAATTGCTTTTTAGCTCTATTCTGTGCAAAAGCTCCAATTCCTGCGGTTGCAATCTGAGCTACTGCAACTCCAATTCCTCCTCCTGGATCAAAACCTTGTCCTGCGATAGCACTTTTTTGAACTTGTCCTGCCTGCTGTAAAGCTTGTTGTAATAATTTTCTATCTACTGTTGCCATTATTTCTCCTTAAATTAAACCTATTGCTGAACTTCCAAGACCTCCAGCAGCCCCGATGAGGGCTGCTCTCTGGGTTGCCCTCCTATCTTTTCGAGCTTGTTGGGCTACAAATCCTCTTTGGATTCCAGCTTGTTCAGCTCCAAATAAATCTAGGCCACTAGCTTGTGGTTGGAATTGTCCAAATCCAACTCCACCCACTTGTTGCTGACCAAGTAAGGATGAGATTTCATTAAATCTTGCTGCTCTTTGGGCTTCTGAGGTTGCTACACTTTCTCTTGCTAAAGCTGAAAGCTGGGTTCCTTGAGACCTTTCAAGTCTATCAAGTTCTTTTTGATGTGCTTCACTTCCTCTTGGGATTCCTTGATCTGCAAGTTGCTGCTCTAATCTTTCTCTTTCTTCTTGGAATTGAGGAGCCAGCAATTCTCTTCCTGATTCAAATCTTGAGGCTGGATCTGTACCTGGTAAAATCTGACCAGTTAATTGACCTGATAATTCTTGAGCAAGTTGTTCTTGCCTCCCCCTTTGTCCTGTTTGGAATTCTGACTCTTCTAGTCTAATTGTGTTAGTTAAGGGATCGAAGAATTGTCTTCCTTGTGCGGTTATAATATTTGGATTATTGATTAGTAAATCCTTTTGTTGTTCAGGTGTCAATTTATTAAATACATTAGCTGTGGTTATCTGCTCAGGCGTGGATGGTATTCCTCTCGCCGCTTCTCTCTCTGCAAGAGCTGTACCTATAGCAACTCCCCCTATGCCAGCTGCTCCACTACCCAAAACTTCTTGACCTGTTCCGGTACTAGCAGCTTGACCACCTATTGTAAAATCTCTGATAAAACTTCCAATTCCCATAACTTATATTATATTACTTACATTAACACTATAGTCAGTTCTAAACCATGATAGCTGCTGACCACTTAAACTTGTATTTATCCTCATACCAAGGGCAACACCTTCACCGGACGATATAATTAATTCACTTCTTGATTGATTTGATGGACTCCAAGGGCTTCCCCAAGGACTACCCCAAGGCGTTCCACTTGAAACACTACTTGTTGTTTGTGTAGTGCTTCTTTGCCCATAATCAAAACTAACTGTTGTATTTAAAACAACATTTCCATCTACTTTTATTGTATTTCTGAAACTATTTACCGTTTTTTCTGCTGGACTTCCTAAGTCAGTAAAAGAGGCTTGCACATCACAAGGGATGAAATTACCATTATCATTAAGTCCATCATCAGCCTTCATTACCTTGGTAGATTCACCAAAATATAGCTCATTATTATATATCCCAAAAGTTCTAGCATTCCAATTACTTAATTCAAAAGCTGCTCCAGTAATAGTATTTATACCGTACTGTTTATAAGTAGTGTTTGTTGCTACTGGAATATTAAATAATAACCAACTGCCCGTTGATGCTTGTGGATAAAGTTCTATTTCCCATCCATAGTTACCTCTATAACTCTGTACAGCCTCTACCGCTGCTCCAGATAATTTAGTCTGTGATAATATTGCGCCGCCAGCTTTGAATACTTGTGAGAAGAAGACAAAGTCTTGATCTGTAATTACTGCTACATCTCCCGCTACTTTTTTAATTCCTCTTACTGCTATTGGGCTTCCAATTTTATAAACACCTATTAAAGACCAATTAGCTGCATCTCCTGGATCACTTCCGTCATATAGCAATACCTCGCCACTAGACATCATGAATAGGGCGTAATCATCAACTCCATCTCCACCATCATGGTTCCATGTGGCCATTGCAATTAAATTGCCACCAAAATTACCAACTCTTGAAAGGTTAAATTCTGTAAATGTTCCACCAACTGCATTAGTTGCTCCATACCAAAAAGACTGTGAGTCAGATTCCCAGGTATAGATTCTGTTTTTATGTACATTGACACCTATTAAGTTTTCAGCAGTTGGGCCAGATATAGTGCTATTGCTTAATGAAGTTCCATTAAATACTTGCGGCGTGTCCGCTCCATTCACAAGTAACATATTAGCATTAAAGTTGACCCACTGCCATCTCGCATTGGTAAAACCAGATCCGAGGTTGCTAATGCTGGCAGCGTTGGTAATATCATTTATTTCATCACTATTCGCACAAAGAAATTTCCTGTTACCGCCTGCATTATATTCAGCTAACGTCTCAACTTCTCCTGTTAAACCCGTAGCATATTCTGTATATCCCTTTCTTGTTACAACTGATCCTTGGGATGGAATCCAGTTCTTCATCATAACCGCATCTGTTGGCTCCATAGCACTTTCAGCATCTCTAGTATTTAATCCTCCAAAAGGACATGGTACATTTTGGCGCAATGCTTGACCATTTCTTTCTTGAGCTAAACCTTGATATTGTCTTTGTAAAAAAAGAACCATTCAAATCCTAAATTAAGGCGTAACGATATCTGGAGAACCTATCCTTGATCTGTTAATACCTTGATTACTAAAATGT